CGCTGCCGCGGATGTTCGTGGGCTCACCGGGCAGGCTGACGATGAACTGGTGACGCGCCAGCCGGATGGCGTTGCGCAGGTTCTGGTCGATGTTCTCTTCGGGGATGTCGCTCTGGTTCTCTGGGATGACGCTGCTGACGCTGTTCCACAGGCTGTAGTCGAACCCTGCATACACCATCATGCCAGCGTAGCTGTGGAAGAGGCTCGCCCTTGGTAGCGTGGTGAAGTAGCGCTCGGTGTCGTTGTCAGGTGGCAGGGGCAGTGGCTCACCAGGCCCAAACACAGACATCTTCGACGGGTCGGACTCCGGGTCGTAGCGGAGGATGGTGCCCTTTGGCGTGGTGAAGATGACCCCGCTGCCCATGGTCTCGAAGGTGGGGAAGTTGTACTTCGATGGCTCCATCCCAACAGGGTGCTTCGCCAAATCGATGGGCATGGAGGAGTCGAGGTACGCACCGTTCAGGTCGCATGCAATGAAGATGTTGCGGTTGTTTGCTCTGTCGAAGAGGACTGAGCACACGTAGGGCTCACCGTGAGACCCCTTCCAGGCGTGGATGCCGTTGACTGACGGTGTGATGCCACTGCCGCCCATCGTGGCAACGCGGAGCATGGTGGTGAACCCATCCCTCCCGCGGATGGTGCCCCTCGAGCAGTCCACGTTGACAGCCAGTGGAGAGCGCATAGCGCCACCCTGGTCTCTCCACCTCCAGGGGAGGCAGGACACGCCAAAGAACGGACCTGTGGCTGGAAGGAATCTTGGCTCAGTAGGCATCGACCACCACCCGTGGCGCGCTGACCGAGCGGTTGTCGAGCCACGCATTGAGTAGTTGCCTCTTCTCCCCGAGCTGGAGCATGAGCGGGTCTTCGCTCTCGTCGCTGCGCCCCTTCAAAATCAAGGTCGAGCCGTACTCAACGACACGCTCCCACCGCGTGAAGAAGCTCTCTGCGCTCGGGAACACGTCCAAAGCGTTCTCAGTACCGTTCTCGTTGAACTCTTTGAACTGTGCAATCACATCAAACCGCAGCTTCAACTCTGACCTGGGGACGGGGTCCAAGTAGATTCTCATCCCCTGCATTGCCCAGCGTAGGCTCGACTCCGGTGGTCTGCTGCCGCCAGTCCATGACTCCGCGTTCCCCAACTCATCTTGCAGCGCATCGTAGAACTGGGGGGCTGTCGCAGAGTGCCGGTACAACTCCTCAAAGTTCATCCTGCGCAGCGGGAACGGTAGGTTGCTGACCGTTGTAGACTCCGTTGTTGGAGTTGTGGTGATGAGCAGGATATCGTGCGCGTCCATCGCTGGGTTGATAGTTGTGGCGTGGACACTGATTGTGTCAGCGGGCCAGGTGTACTCAATCGTCAAAGCGTCGAACACGTCGCGATTGCGGTTGTAGATGTATTGGTAGAGGTCCGCTTTGGACTCGTTGACAGCCGCAATGACCTCGGTGTCAGGCCAATGGAGCGCTGTCGGATCCTCGAGGCGACGACGGATGCGTGTGATCATCGAGCTGACTGTAGACACCGCTCCTCCTCATCACGCATCACCTGCTACCGTCCAGCCACCCTTCGGAGCGACGATAGCTGACTTGCCGAACGCACCCTTCCTGCGGAGCTGACCGTACCCATCCGCCATCCCAGCCTCTGCCGGGGCAGACGCCTTGTTGAACCGCTCCTTGGAGGCTTTCTTGTCAGCCTTCATACGGTCCCTCACTCGCTTGGCACGGTCCTCACGAGTCAGGCAGCGCTGCTCGTAGAGTTGTGGGAGGATACGCCGGTCAGGCTCTCCCGTGTGACCAATCAGTCTGAGCACTGTGCGGTCGGTATCGACCACCTGCCTGTACATGATGCCGTTGAGTGTGCCCACAGGGACGCTGCGCTTGACGCGCTGCGCCACCGTCCAGACCTGCTGCCTCACGTCCCAGAACAATCGAAGCTCCGGGTCGAAGGAAGCCAAGTCCTTGACGATGCCGGGTGGAGGAGTTCTGTCCCCAACCCGTCCCATCTTCAAGCGAGGCTCATCCATTAGATCGCGCCAGCCGTGTTGCTTGACCACTTCAGTCGAGCCCAGAGAGTGCCGTAGCATGTGCCGCTGCCTGCGCTCTGGAGCGTGGCTGTCATTGTTAACTGGTCGCCAGCGGAAAGCGTGACGTTGTCGGCATCTGCGAAGGACCAATTCGCTGACTTGATGGAACAGGTCTGCCCCTTCGCGAGACCGGTCGGGATCACTTGGGCATTCAGGAAGTAGGCGTGGTCAGCGCCGGCAGGGTTCGATTTGCCGAGGCTGACAGTCGCGCCATCGCCGCTATCGATCACTGTCGCAGCGCTGGGGGTGAACCCTGCGTCCATAACCTCAACGGTCATCCCGTCTGGGACGGACCAGATGACATGGGACGATACCGCAGCTCCGGCGCTGCTCAGGTTCACATAGTCAGGGTATCCCCCCACTAGGTTGAAGATGTACCCCGGTGGCGCAATCGACGGCATGAAGTCATCTGTCTGGACTAATTTTGTTGGCTGGAGTGGTCCGCTTCCTGTACCTGGCATGTCATTCTCCTTGCCCGTGAGGGCTCTTGTTAAACCCTATTGGGGCGGGGCTCCGTACTCGGAAACTGCAACTGAGCACCCAAACGTGTCGAGGTCGGCAGAGCCTGCGTCTCCCAACACAAGGATGCCCGTGCCCTTCGCAAACACGCGATCTGCCACATTCTGGTAGCCGGCGGCCCATGTGAGCGACCCGTCACGCGTGGTGTACTCGGTTTTAAGGGTTGTCCCACCGGGAACACTGATGCTCGCAATCACCGTGCCTGCGGTGGCAAGGTCGTTATCAATCATGCGAATAGCAATCGCTTCAGTGCCAGTCGTTGTTGTTCCTGCATTGCAATTAACAACGATGATCGTGGCCTCGTGGACCTGATACGATGTCCTGGCCCCAACCCATAGCAACTGAGGAAGGTCAGCCGAGGACGCTCTACCATCCAAAGTTGCAACCCGCTGCTGCGCTCCGGTAGACAAATTCCGTTGTCGAACTGCCATCTCTCTCTCCTTCAAGCAGACCCCCCGCTTGCGCGGGGAGCCAGATGCTCAGTTCAAAGCTACGCAGTCTCGTGAATCATCTTCACGTACTCGGTGTCCACTTGGATGCCATCGAAGCGGGCCAGGTGGTTCAGTGAGCGAGCTGCGACGTTGTAGTAGTACTTGAGGTATCCGTACAGCGCGTCTTTGCCCTGGATGTTCTTGAGCTCTCCGCCGCGTGTATCCCAAGAGATTGGCGCCAATTGGAGCCGCTCGAGTTCGCTCGCGTTGAGGCAGATGAGTTCGTGGAACCCACATGCCGTCGAGGTCTTCACCGGGATGTTCTTGCCGAGCACCTGGAAGGTCGGGACGTTCAGTCCTTTGTTCAGTGTAAAATCGGTAGGGGCATAGCGGACGTCGGGATCAACGAGCCTAGTGTGTTCTTCTAGTAGTGATGGATGACACATAATGTAGATGTTCTGGGGCTCGGAGCCACCATGGTACATCGCTGCGGAAGCGACCCGAGTGACGTGCGTCCAGTCGTATGGGACTGGGGCAGCGGTCTTGTCAACCACCGTGGAACGCCAACGACGGTAGTTCGTCGAGATACCCTGGACCGTCTTGCCAGCGTTGCCCTGGATGAGGTTACGCAGGCCTGACGCCTCTTTCTGGAAGCTGTTGGAGTGGCTGTCCGCGAAGAAGACCACTTCGTCTGCAGCAACGGTGACTGCCGTGTCGAGTGTGAGGGTCTGGGTCGCCCAATCCATCGAGACGATACGTGCGGTCTTCACCGGGCCTGAGATGGCAGGTACGCCAGCCGTGTAGGTGACAGCGGCGATGCCGATGGAGTCGTCTTCCTCAAGGAACTGTGTCGCACCGTGGGTGTAACTGACTCCACCAGTCGGCACGCCAGTGGTCGTCGTGTCCTGACCGAAGCCGTTGGGCCAGACGTGCTTGAGGACGACGCTTGTGCTCGCGGTGGCTGCCGTGCCAACAACACCAACGACACCAGTGCCGTCCATATGGCAGATGCGGTTGAGTTGGTTGCTCGCGTCCCGCTGTGCGCTCTGCATCCGCTTGGTCAGGTAGTCCACGAAGGTGCCTTCCTGACCTGCGATGTTCTCCACCGCGAACCCGTCGATGCTGATGGTGTAGTACCACCGCTTGAGTGTCACGATGCTCTGTTGGAAGCTCTCGTAGTAGTCGACGGGCAGGAACTCTCCAGCTCCGCGAGCACCACCACCGTGTGTCCGTGTCAGCTCGACAGCGTGTCGGACGTCAGCCCCTCGCACTTCACCCTTGTAGAGCGGGATGAGGTCGAGGAGCCCGGTGTCTTGGAAAATGGTGTTTTCCAGTACCGGAAGGTACAGCTGCTTCATCAGGGCTGAGACATTCGCTTGAGTGGTCACGGACATTGTGGCTCTCCTTTAACTCACTGTGCCATCATGGCTTTGATCAGGGCGAGTCCCTGCTCTGATGCCTCCCCGAATGTACGGGGAGTCTCCTGTGGGATTCCGGCAGCGCTGGTCAGGGCGCTGATGGGCTTTGGCTTGCGTGCCTCCTCGGTGCGCTCCTTGTAGTGAGAGTCCGAGTAGACCTTCAGGTTCTTCATAAAGTTACCCACGAGGGCATCCACGGAGACCTGCTGACCGTTTGGTGTCTGAGTCATGTACGCATAGGCTGTCGTTCGGACATCGTGCGCGAGAGCCTCTGGGACTCCGTGCGACGAGATTGCCTGATCCACCTGCTCCTGCACGGAGCGCTGCGACATGTTCATGTTCATGTGGTTGACGTGCTGCGTCAATTCGGAAACCTGCCGGCGCAGCGCAGCATTCTCAGTCGAGGCGCCCGAAGCGATGTCTTTGAACGCATCGTAGTACGGGTCGTCTTCGTCCATGCGGTCAAGGAACTGCGGGAGCTGCGGTTGAGCCGGAGGTGGTGGCGCTGACGGGCGCGATGCGACGGCTGACTGCATGTTGCCAAGCTGCTGGCTGTACATGTTGTGCATCGCTTGCATGTTGTTGGTCAGGTCTCGGACCTGGGCCTGGAGCGCTGCAACGTCACCTACCTGTGACTGGTCGGGGGCTGCCTGCGGCGCAACTTCTGGTGTAGCGGTGGTGTCGGTCACTGGACTGTCTGCCATGGTGCTCCTCCTCCAGCCGCTTCATCCACAAGCGATAACCCAGGCATCGTCTGAGCCCCGGCTCCCCCGTTCATCGTAGGCGGCATGTTTTGCCCAGCGTCAAGACCGGGCATCTGGCTTTGACCCGAGAGGACGGGGTTGGCTGCATTTTGCACATACGCGCTATGCTGTGCCATGTGCATCCGAAAAGATTGCTGACCGTGTTGCGGTATATCGTACCAACTTGGGTCCCTCATCCTCTCCAAGTGCTCGTCCATATGAGCCCCGTGGTCCTCATGTTGTTCTACGTTGACTTGCAATCCCTTGTCAAGCAAGTCATTTTCTTGGCGCGCTCGCGCTCGTGAGGGCTCATCGGTCCCCAGCATCCGGCCCATCTCGCCGTGGCGCAGCAACTTCCACAGCATTTTCTGGTCTGGGATGGCTCCAGTTTGCCACAACTCCACCACCTGCTGACGCCTCAACTCTTCGTTGTATGGCATCATACTCGAGGAGTCGATGTGGACCTTGATGTTGTCCCCGATGTAGTCGCGAGCAAACACCATGATGTCGCTGGGTGACCCGAGAGACCCGTACACGTCGATGGTGGTCTCGATTGGACCGTACTCGCGCCACATGGACAAGCCGAGCGACGAGCAATGCTCGACGGCAGCAGCCAGTGAGTTGACAGTCGGTCCCCACTTTTGCCGGTCAGCGGCGAGCACCACAGAGGCTTGCCGCCCAGACATGATGCCACTCTGCTCACCCTTGGTGAGACCATGGGCGCCTGTCACATCTTCGATGGTCTGTCGCAACCTACCTGGGGAGCGCTCCATCCACGATGGGATGCCAGGTCCCTGCAAGAACTGCGGTGTCATGCGAGCATTGCTTCGGACCTCGAGCACAGCTCCCGGTACATTGGGAACCCTGGTTGTGCCGCGCACGAGAGACCCCTGCTCGCATATGAGCCTGGGGTGAGCGTGCATCCTGCGGTCCATCTTCATGTCAGCTTCTGCGGCGTTGAGGTCGCGCTGCACAGAGAGCGCTTGGCGAATAGACGACTCTCCCCACAGGTGAGCTGGGTGCTCCGTGTCGTAGATGGGGTGGATTGGGAGTTTCCCACCGGGCAGGTCAGCCTCGTGGAGCAGTTTGTTTCCTGCAACGATGCAGTACTTGCCAGCGGGGCTGTCCTTCGTGGGCAGTTCGCAGTAGGTGAGGACGAGCACGAGGTCTTCACCGTCGTTGCGCTCGTCAGGCTCACCGTAGTTGTCGAAACGGACGAAGTCATCACTGCGCACGTCTGGCTGCAGCTTCTTCGCCTTCTTGCCGAACATGCTGACGAGGTCTTCCTTCTTGGCGTACTGCCGCATAATGCAGTTGCGCACATCGGTCCATGACCTGGCCTGCTCGGGGTACACATCGAAGGGGCTCGGGGAGAAGAACCGCAGGTCTCCTAGCAGCTTGAACTCACCCTGCGGGACCATCATGGTCTCGGTGAGCGGGGTGCCGAACTCGCTGGTCACCATCTCCCCAAACTGATCGAGCATCAACTCCTTCTTCTCTTTGTAGATGACGTTGCCGTCGGAGTCCATCTTTGGCAGCCACGTCGGTGGGTCTGCCAGCATATCCCACATGGTGCCCATGAAGCCGATGCCACAAGTGAACGTCCACGCCACCGCGTGCCTGGTCGCGTCCTTGTACTTCTTGTCGTAATAGAACCACTCGAGCAACCGCTCACAGGCTCTCGCCATGGCTTTGGAGTCGCGCCCCACCCGTCCAAGGGACACCACTGGTGCTGGGGCTGACTGCAATACCGATGCGACCATCACTCGGAACGTCTGATAGAGGTAGTTGTGGGTGACCTCGATGTGCTCCACTTCCTGCGGCCTGATGCGGGACATGTCGATGAGCTGCCCGTTCCGCATTACTTTGTTCTGGTCACCGTGGATAGCGTGCAGCACCTCGAGCCAGCGCATATGGCGAGCCTGCATCCGCTCGCGACGAAGCTTGTACTGCTTGCGGATTTCAACCGCTAGCTCGTCGCCTTTCTTTCTCTTTCCGTAAATGCTCATCGTTTACCCATCCTACAGGTTCGCGGCACCAATGGCACGTGTAAGCATTGCCCGCAGACCACTCTGTTGGCTCGGCGTGAGAAACACCATATTCTCTGGACGGAGAGCGAACTCAAGGTGCTGAATCGCCGCAGCAGGCTTATTGCTCATCACTTGCGCCATTCCGGCCATGCGGGATGCCTGCACCCTGTCCTCCAGCGAACCGCTACCGCTGGCGACATCCTCCATCAGCCTGGCTGCCCCAGCGTAGTCTTCGCCCGCATAAAGCTTCTGCGCAGCAGGGAAAGCCTCTTCATAACTCGCCTGATGCTCAGTCACACCGCTTCTTTCCATCTGATCCATGAGCATGACGGACTCCCTGGGGCGAGTCTGTGCTGGCACGTCAGTCTGTCCCACCCTCGGCGCATCCTCGATCATCTGTTCTATCGATCTGCGCTCCAGGCCCAGTGGGGTCCCTAGCGCCGTGAGTCCAGCTTCGGCTGACCTCTGGAGTCGGGGTGTCGGGAGTATGCGCTCGGTGGCTGGAACGGGGGCGAACTCAAGGGACTCGCGCCCGCGGCGAACCGCAGGGAAGCCCTGTTCCATCCCAAGACGCTCGTTGATTTGAGCCCGAGCAAGCTCTTTTGCAGCGGCTGCCTGGGCTGCCTGGTTCGCCAGTTCTGTGCGCGCCGCAATCTGCCATGCGAGGCCAGGGTCTTCGATCCACGTCTCCTCGAGGCTGGGTGGAGCCGCTACTGCGGCGGGTGCAAACCCACCAGTGGCAGGCCCAGATCCCCCGCGATACGGACCCTCTGTGATGGCAACGGTTGACGGTGTCCCTGCCGCTGCCTGGGCTGCCGTCGCCGGCATCTCGTAGAACCCCTTGCCCTGCTCGAAGATGCCGGCGAGGTTCACGTCAGACAGGCGTGATTTGGGCTGGCCTGTCACTGCCACCGATGGATCCACTGGGAGTTGATCGGAGAACCTCTTGGCGAGGGCAATCTGTTCGGAGAAGCTAGTCCCTTCGGGGAGTTGCGCTTCTAGGAACCCAGCCTGAGTTCCAGTTGTGCCGGCTGGGGGGGATGTCGGTGCCGTCAGTCCACTCATCACTGCTGACGTTGCCAGGTTTGTCAGTCCTGACGTCACCAGTCCCGGCACTGGGCTCCCCGGCTCCGGGGTCTGCGGCTGGTTTGGTGCGTACTTTCTCTTCCATACGTTTAGCTCCTCTACGGCTCCCTTCTCTTCTGCGTGCTTCTGTCCCCCGCCGACCAATCCGCCAAGCAGGCTCGCTCCTGCGGCTGCCCCTAGCGGGTTGCCGCCGGTCACTGCGAAGCCTGTCACGCCTCCTAACAGAGACGCTAGCCCACCGAATATCGTGCTCGCCAAGCCGCTCGATGGCTCTGGTGGGGGTGGCGTTAGCGATACCCTCCTCTGCGCGCCTTCCATGAGTGAGGTTTGCGGCCCGATCCGTCCAGCTTGGCGCCGCGCCGCCTGGAGACGCAACTGCATCAGCGGGTCTTGACTCTGGTACTGCAGATCCTCGTCTGTCAGCAGCGGATTTGGCCCCAAGACCATCGGTCAATCCTCACATGTAGTAGAACTCGAGGTCGTGACTCTCGCTGTCGAACAGTTCCAGATCATCCGGCACACGGGTTCCAGCGCGGCTCCACCCAACTTGCCTCTCTTCGGCGGGCTTTGCAAGGCCTATCGTGACCTGCCCGTCCACGAATTGGGCTATCATTGCGCTGAACAGGAGGTCATCGTGTGAGCCTGGCAGATGGTCTGCCCGCCCCTTCCTCCTGTCCATCACAAACGTCATAGCCTCCTCGAGTATTGCCTGCACCGGGCACTCGATGGAGTCGGTCTCGATTGCGATGTCGAACCTGTCGATGATGAGGTTTCTGGACTTCTGGTCCGTGTTGAATCCAGGGGAGTCCGTCCACCGCTGCGTTGCTGTCGAGTAGCGCTGTGTGAAGTACGTCTTTGGGTATCCGCTCTGGATGAGCATGTGTGTCGTGAGCAACCCTGGTCCGTTTGACTCTGGCGCGAGCCAGGCGCAGTTGTAGAACCAACCAGCCTTGACCATGTATTCCGCCAGTTTGTCGGCTTTCATCTTGGAGTCTCGAGCATAGGCAACGAAGCGCTTCTCGGTCCTGTCGAAGATTGCGAGAGCTGTCCTGTCCTGCCCGATGCCATGTCCAGCATCAGCACCGATGACGTACTCGTGGTCCTCTCTCGGCAAGTCAACAACGTGGAGCCAACCCCGCGATGACTCTCTGAACTTGAGCTCTGGCGCCTCCCAGGCTGCCTCCTTCCATGCCCAGTCGTCAGGACACTCTACCATCCCTTGGGATGGTCTTGGGCACATGTCGATCCACGCCTTCAACTTGGAGTTGTCGAAGCGGGGCGTACCTGTGGAGCGGAAAGCCTCCTCCGGGTTCGACGGATACTCCGCACAAAACGCATCGGCTGACCGGGTCTTGAACTTGATGCAGTAGCGGCGCCACAGTATCTGGTCCCAATCAATGTTGTGTTTTCGCAGGAGCCCCAGCTCAGCCTCGTCCAGGCTCAATCTCGCCGACAGCTTCTCCACCTTCGGCATGTCATCGATGAGCAGGTAGCCACGGATGTCCTCGACAATCTGCATGTCCTCGAGTTTTGGCTCGTACTCTGGGCGGTTTCTTGCGATGAACGAGGCCCGGTACTCCGGGTGGTCGAAGAACGGGATGAAGATGGGGGTGTAGCCATCCACGTTGCCAGAGGTGGCTCGCTGCCACTCCTCGTAGAAGAGTCCGCTGGCGCCGTTCGCTGTGGACTCGATGGCGACCATGGTGCCTGGCTCGTCTGGGACAGCCTGGGCAAACCCCACGAAGGTGGCGTCACCACTGGGCCAGAATGCCACTTCGCTGGCGTGGAGCAGGTCGATGCGGTCGCCGCGCCCCACGCCGGCTGCCTTCTGATTTGCAGATACCCTTCTGCCACCGGAACTCGCAGCGCGCACAGTGATGGATGACTTGAGCCCCGGGCTGCCCTTGCGGCTCTCCGAGTCTGGGTTCTCGAAGAGCAGCTCTTTGCGATTGGAGAGGCGAACCATCGGTCGCACGATGTCATCGAGCCCGTCGTAGAAGGTGCGATGCATTCGGAAGAGCACGTCAGACGTGTCTGTGTCGTGCGCCACGATATAGCCGCGCCGGTTCTCGTTGAAGATTGCTGCGTGGAAGATGTTGGCTGCAATCAGGGTGGAGACCCTGTGACGCCTGGATTTCAAGATGATGAGCCGGCTCGGTCTTCCGGTAGCGAGGTCTGAATCAATCTGAGTCTGGATTCTCTGTTGTGCTGGATAGAGTTGTCCGAATCGGACCAACCTTGACGCCTCCGACACCACCCACAGGTGTCCCGCAAAGAAGTACGCTCTGTCCAGCGCGCACCTCGCCAGATGCGCGTGAAGTTCCTGAGTGTAGGACTCGTCCTGTTGCCTCAACGCCATGTGTTGCTGCCTCCCGTAGCTTGCGGAGCGCATTCTCGACGTTGTAGGCGTTGGGGTCAAACCGTTGGATGTCACGGTCGAGCCCGAGCGCCTTGGTGGCGTTGAGCAGCGCGCCTGACCGCGCTCTAACGTCTTTGTCAGGGATGCGCGGGTCCATAGCGAGTCTAACACACTCCTTGGCTATCCATAGGCGAACCGGGTCACCCGTCCTCGCCTCGCTATACATAATGGCTTCATCAAAACCATTCATCTTCTCGTGGATGAACATGTCCACCGATGCCTCGTCCCCATCCCGCAAGTGGGCAGGCAGCATCGACATCGGCAGGTCACGCTCTTTGTCATCTGAATCGCGACGTCTTCCCATGGTCAGCTCCTAGAACGGGATACCGTCATCCGGCGCCCGCGGTGGTGCGCTGTGTCCGACAGCCGTTGTCGTGCGCGGCTCAAGCTCGAAGAGACCCTTCTGCCCACCGATCCACTCCGTGATGAGCAACTCGCCAACCTCTCCCACAGCCAACAGGTTGTCACATTGGCTCTTCGGCATCCAGTGGTCAGTGCCGTCAATGGTGACCAGCAGAGCCTTCTCCGTTACAATCTTCACCTCTTCGACCTGCACAGGCCGGAACGTCTTCACGAAATCACCCATTATTCTCTCCTCCAGTCGTCGCCCAAAAGTTCAATCACATTGCCCCCGGTGAGTCCCATGATGCGGGACCATACCCGTGATCCACGGGTCTCACAAACCTGCTCTTCTCGCTGATTGCTGGTCACGATGACCGGCAGGCCTGCGTCATAGCGCCACATGATGACCTGCTCGAGGATGTCCACCGCTCCCGGGGTGCTCCTCCTCGCCTGTCCCAAATCATCCAGCAGCACCCAGTCCACGCTGCGCGCCCGCTCAATCACAGCCCGCCCCCAGTCACGCTCCACAACTTCCTTGGAGTGAGTCATCCTCCACGCATCGAAGAGCACTTGCTCCTGCAGGTACATGCACCGCTTGCCGTGGAGCCTGACGAGTGCGTTGAGAGCGTGGAGCGCGAGGAAGGTCTTGCCGGTCCCCACAGGTCCGAGCAGGACGACTCCGCGGCGCACGTTGGCGTTGGCGAAGGTCTTCCTGAGTGCATCCATGGCAGCGGCGTTGGTCTTTGTTCTGGTGGGCTTGGTGGACATGGTCTCCACCAGGCTGTCCTTGATTTGCCGAGCCATGTCTCTGTCTGGCGAGAGCACGCCAAACGCTCCGTGGAGCAGCAGCGCCAGCTCACAGTCCCTGCAGGGCTCCACGTAGGAGTAAGCCTGCCCATTAGAAGGGGAAACCCTCTGTGAAATCTTCTGCTTGCCGGTGCAGGCCTCTCCTCCTGGCAGTACGCTTGGGCAGGGGATCTCCTCCACTTCCTCTGTCGGATTCCCCATATCCGACAGTTTGATTCCCGGGTTGTTTTCTTCTATTTGTTTCAATATTTCGTGCAGCAGCAATGATATCCCTCCGTTCGTGTAGTTCCAGCCCACCCTCAATCTGCACGCAATTCTTCAGCAGCGTAGCCAGCTCGTGGCGTGCTGGTATCCCGTGCCTCCAGGGGTCTTCGGCGTACCCACTGAGGGCAGCCTTGAGTTCCTCCGGTGTCCAGCGTGAGAGCGCAATCTTGATGACCCGGTCCCGCCTGTCGTTTGCTCGGAAGCGGCTGCGCTTCTTGTCGAACAAATTGAACCAGTGGGTGTAGACTTCCCTGCGTATTTCAAACTTGTATTTGCACTTGGAGCCTTCGTCATCAATCGCGGAGAGGAGGAAGGCAACGTCATCTTGCGCTTCCCCAAACTCTCCGCGACCGAGCCGAGCCCGAATTTCATCCAGCCTCTGCTCGTTTACGCTCATTGCGCTGACCCCTCCCGTGCCTCGCGCTCCATCGCCTCGAACTCAATCGCCTCTTGCTCTTCGATGGAGAGGCCAGACGGGCTGGCCTGCTTCTCCTCCACCGCAGGCGCTGCAGCCACAGCCTTCTTGCGGCGGGTCCGCTTGGGCTTGACATCCTCGAAGAAGACCGGCGCCTCTGACGGGTCCGTCATGGCTGTGTTGTCCGCGGAAGCAGCCATGAGGGCAGACTCCACAGCCTTCTCTCCCATCGGGTCGAGTGGCAGCCGCTTCATCAGCCGTTTGATAGCAGCCTTGGAGAACATCTCCTCCGGCCACTTGTTGTAGGGGCTGGAGGGGTCTGACTTCTTGTACCCCGGGCTGGAGTTGCGGATGCGAAACAGCGTGTCTTGGTCAACGATGTTGACGTGGACCGTGTTGTCAGTCATCTCTGCTATGGCGTAGGCGCCCACCACATCTCCGCGACCCATCAGCGCTTTCTTGACTCTGACGAAGTCGCCACCGTCACCGGCACCCTCGCTGTACTCAAAGTCGTCGTTCTCGCAGAAGACACCCCACTTGACCCGCTTGAAGAGCCCGGTGCGGTAGAGCACCTTGGCGATACCAGGGGCACCGAGGACGAACACTGCATTGTTCTTGAACGGGATGAGGCTGCAGTCCCCGCGGCGAAAGCTGAGTCTGAACCTGGCAGCGTTCATGGCACCCAGCAGTAGTGACTTGGGGTCACAGGCTGCGAGGCGTGGGTTCTCGTGGATGAGGAGTTCCGTCTCGAAGGCGAGCTGTTGGAGGTAGTGCTCCTTGTCTCGCACATGGTCGGGCACCACAGCGAGGAACTTCTCTCTGCGAGACGCGATTGCCATCTCCATCGACCGTCGGTTTGATGTGTTGTGAACTGTCATTGTCATGCTCCTTTGACTCTTGTCACCTTGATGGCTCCCCGGAATGGTTTGCCAGTTTTGTAGTACTCATCGAGGTCGAGGCCAGGGTTGGCCGCAGCCAGCAGCTTTGAATCGAACGTCCTCCTCCCGTTGTTTTGCGGCCATGACAGTCGGAACATCCCCGTGCTGCCTTTGACCGCGTCTCCCATGTAGATTCCGATTCTGCTCTTGAGGTCATTGACCCGTGACTGGGCTGCCTTGAGGTCTGCGACAGCCTCTTCCATCTCCAGGCAGTGGGCATCCACTTCGGAGTCGATCTCTGCCTCTTCCATGTCCCGGTCTCCGGGGAAGAGCTGTCCCACGGCCTTGAAGGTCTTGGGGTCACCGTCACAGGAGTCGAGGTAGAAGAGCCGGTCCTCTGCGTTCGCATCGCTACCCACCAGCTTCCAGGCCCGCGCTGCCCGCTCGACAGCGTCTGCGAACCACTCGTCGTCACGCATGATGGTGCGGACTTGCAGGTTGAACTTGTCCATGGACGGAACGCAGCCCACGAGGTAGCCGTGGTCAAACTGGAACTTGTCTTCGCACCAGCTCGTCATAATGCCGAGATACCATTGGAGTTGTGCCCACGCCCAGATGGGGAACCCACCGTCCTTCCAGTGCTTTGCCGCAAAGGGGCTCGTCACGTTCTTGTACTCGATCACTGTGAACCCGTGGTTGTCATATGCCACTTCGTCGGCGTTGGCGAGCACGAAGGGGTGGTCCTTGTGTCGCACGGTGCCCAGGCGTTTCGGCATGGGCTTGAACTCGGGGCGTTGCTCGTAGCACACGTCGCGGATCATGCTCTCCATGTGGCTGCCGGCGCGCATGAGCAGGTTGGCCTCGTCGGGCTCAATCTCGCCCCGCTTTTCACCGAGCACGGTCAGCGGTTTGCGCCAGGGGTTCATCCCCATCAGCGCCCCGATGTCCGAGCCACCGATGCCCTGGTTGCGAGCCTCCAGCCACTCCCCCCTTGGTGCTCCGTCTGGCAGCACCTCACCCTGTGCGAGTGCGTTATACATGGCGAGTACGTTTTCTTGCTCAGTCATTGATCATCTCCCCCGGTAGCCAGTTGACGTTGTGCAAGTCTCCGCCGCCGAGGAGCCAGTCGAGAGTGACCCCAAGCACGAGAGCGAGCCTGCTTACTGTGAGAATGGTTGGATTGCCGCGGACGGTCGCCCGCTGCATGGACGGGACTGACTCTCCGACCTCACGGCACGCATCAGATAGCGTGAACGTGGACAGGTCTCTGTCAGCCTTCTTGCGGGCTAGGGCAAAGTCCCGGCGCCGCTCGATAGTTGAAATTGTATCTGCAAGGTCAATCATTGACATCACCTCCTGTGGCAGACAATACTCCTCATTGTGGGGGTGTCAAGCATTAAAGTGTAAACGAGGTTATTTATAATGGAGAACGAAGGAAGGGTCTACATTGGTATTGATCCGGGTATATCGGGGGCTGTCGCAGCTATCACGGAGGCTGGCGATTTGATTGCAGCTCACCACATCCCCACGCTACAGGCGAAGGGTAAGAGGCGGGAGGTGAACGTGGGCGCGCTCCGCACGCTTGTCACCGGGATGATCGGCCATGGAAGGGTCAAGGGGATGATTGGTCATGGAAGGGTGATGGGTGCAGTCGAGAGGGTTGGAGCCCGCCCCGGTCAGGGGGTCGTGTCGATGTACCGTTTCGGGAAGGCATGCGGGTTGCTCGAGGGGCTACTCCTGGGGCTCGGCGTTCCCTACATCACCCCGTTGCCGAGGTCATGGCAGGCTGCGATGTTGAAGGATGTGGAGGGTGAGACCCCGAAGATACGTGCAGTGATTGCGGCATCGCGGCTGTGGGGCAATCTGGACCTGACGTTGAAGAAGGACCACAACAAGGCGGATGCTGCCCTGATTGCGATGTACGCCAGGCAGGAGCACCTGCAGTCTATTGGCAGAGGAGATTGATATGCCACCGAGGAAAGCACACTTCTACATCAAGCGGCTCGAGGACCGGGGGTGGACCCCGGAGCGGATATGCAAGCTGGCCCGCATCCACCGAGCTCGGTTCAACCGTCTGCGGCTGATAGGTACGTTGCCGACCAGGGTGGAGATCACTCGGCTCAGAAGCCTGATGAAGGTTCCGTCGGAGAGTCAGCGAGCGCTGGCTCGGGAGGCTTGGATAACTGAGGCAGAGAAGCCGGTCGTCATCCACAAGGCGCCGCCAATCAGCCTGACCCCGCGGCAGCGGTCTGTGCTCGAGGCTATAGCGAGGGTGCGGAGAAGCGGGTTGGACGAGACGGCGCTCGAACGGGTGGATGCTTCGCTCGCCTCGCGGATGCGCCGGCAGGAACTGACCTACATCAAAGAGGTGGGTGGCACCAAGATGTACGGGTTGACGCCACTTGGTCTTGGGGTGTGCAAGCAGCTTGGCATCAAGACTGAGCCGGTCAACTAGGTGTACTCTGGGATTTCCCGTGGGCTCGGCATCTGCCGGTAGGGGTCTCGCGCCTGGCGCAGTGGCTTGACCATCGTGTTGACGTCAGCCTGGGTGCGACCCTGACCCCCGTACCCATAGCCCGGGTTGTTCATCAACTGGTACATCATCTGCCAGACAGCCATCTCACGCATCTCCTGCGTTGACATCTGCGGCTGCATACCCTGTTGCGGCATCCCCTGCTGAGGCATCCCTTGTTCCATGGGCTGGGGCGGGACGGACCCCGGTGGGAGCCCTGATTGCACGCTGTCTTGCAGTGCGACCTGAGCTGCGTCACGCTGCTGTTGCCCTGGCTGTGGTCCTGTGAAGTTATAAGCCATGTATCACGCGGGGCCGGGGGTGCCCGTTAGGGCTCTTTCCCGGGCGAACTCCGGCATCTGACCACCCATTGCAGCCTGCTCGAGCTGACTGTAGTCCACATTGGAGAGTCCGCCACCATAGGCGCGCTCCTGGGCATCGCGAAGCCTGCGGCCTGCAAGTCGCTTCGCCATGCGAACATTTGCCATGTCCCCGCCAGTCAGAGGTCTGGACTGTCTCTGACTTGCCGCGGCTTGGAGCAATTGCTGCTGTGGTGGTGCAGGCTGGGGGGCTGCCTGTGGGAGTTGTGGCGCCGCACCCTGCTGGAACTGTCCCTCCGGTGACCCCGACCCCTTCATCTTGAATTCCCAGGTCCATGGAGGAGCCTGTGCGGACTGTTGAGCCGATTGCTGAAAAGACTCTGCTCGGTTTCCCTGCGGTGGCTGGTATGGCATGGGTTCCTCCTTCTCCTTTGTCCCAGATTGCGGGCGCAGCGTCAATTCGTTTTGATGAGCCGGAGCAGTGAGACCTTGTTCTGGAGCATCTTTAGGGCAGCTTCCTGCTGCTTTGCCTGATTGAGCGAGTGCTCGTCGTTGACGGTCTGCCTCGCTATCCGCTCTTGGTACTGCATTGCCTCTTCGTAGTACGGGTTGTCGTAGTCCTCTTGGCCGATGTAGGGGAAGACTCGAGTCTCGATGGCTTCCCGCAGTGGGTCCATCTGGCGGATGCTGGTGCTGGGTTGCTGGATGGCGGCGGCGGGTTTCACTATCTCCCCCATAGGGGGAGATGAAGAGGGGATGAACGTCATGCCCTCGATGTTTTGGGGCATGGAGGCGCTTTTGGCGAGCAACCTGGCCTGGAGGGCTTCAACCTGTCGGCGCATCTCTTCGTCACGCGCAACGCTTGGAAGACCCTGGACCCTTGGCTCTGCCATGGACTACCCCTTCTGCTGTGCTGGCCTTTCGATGGGAGTCCAGTCGATAGTGCCGTCCTCTTTCAGCGGCATCGGCTCTTTTTTCTCCTCAGCGGGCTCCACCTTCTCTGGTTTCTCAGGCTTCTCACCCTCCTCGGCTTTCTCATCTGGCACAGCCGTGTCAGGCGGGGGAGTCTGAGCCGGCCCGCCCGGTGGGGACGTGGCGAAGTCCAGCCTCTTCTCATTGGTTGCCACCCTCGAGTGGATCCAGTCCACTTTGTCTCGCAAGTCAGTCAGCGCCTGGTAGCTGGAACTCTCCGAGGCGTGGCAGAACGCATCGACCGAGTCCACCACTGTCTTGTTCTCTGTGTAGCCTGCCAGCACAGCCCCGATGGCAGCGATGATGGTGACCCAGAGCGAGCCTGGGTGGGCTGCCGCGTTTTTGAGTGCGCTCATTTTTTCTTCCCTTTCTTTGCAGGTTTCTTCTTGGCGGCAGGTTTCTTCTTCTTGGGCGGGTCGAACGCTTCGTTCACATCAGGCGTTGACGGGTCATCTGCCTTGAACTTTCCGCCAGATTCCCGTGCCCTCTTCGGCTCCGCGGGTGGCTTGGGTGGAGGCGTGTAAGGGATGCCCCTTCTCTTACAATGTTCTTCATACGTAGCCATATCACTGTCCTCCTATGCAAACATCCACGTAGCAGTCCGCTACCAACTCCACCGCGTCCCATCTGCCTTCATGGGCGCGACCGGCGCAGCACTGCTTGACCTTCTCCATATCATAGTCCCGACCGGAGCCCCCTCCAGCTCCCCCGCTCCCGGCAATGGTGGCATACAGGCACCCCGCGATACCCTTAGCCGCGCATGAGCCGCTCTTATCCACGATGCACCCCACAAACCCGTCCAGCTCCCCGCGCACCGTGCAGTAGAGGGCAGCCTGAGCTGCGCAACCCAATGCCGAGTGCGTAGCGCACCGTCTGGTGTCCAGGCTCTCGTCAGGCGTGAAGCCGAGCCAGGCGCAGCCAACAATGCTGACGCTCATCCAGACCCAGAGCTGGATTGTGAGTGCAAAGTCCCTCATATCAGCTCGGCAACGAGGGTGTAGGTGGCGTCTTCGTTTGCCGACTCAGTGACTGTCACTTTGAACTGGCTCACACGCGCCTCTGCTGCAATAAAGACACACCCCTCGCCGCTTGAAGCAGCGCCACCCAATGCGTGAGTCCCGCCATCTGGCACCACATAGGGGAGGGTCGTCCCTCCAGTCCAATCCGGCCAGGGCACAGTCGCTGTACCGTCCAAGGATGGGAAGACGGGGAGGACAGTGTATGAGAAGTTCGGGTCGCCACTGCCGATCCGGTCAAACCGCAAGTAGACACGCACTGGCCCCTTCCTCTCTCCAGCAAAGAAGTAGTACGTGTCCTCTCCGTTCACACCATTATTACCAGCAACGCCACCCTGTATTGTCGCCCCATCTGCCAACTTCTTCAAAATCGGTCCACCCATCTCACATCTCCTTCATTCCGTCTGTAAACCGCTCCAGTGGAGCCATTAACGGTGTCATCTGACCATCTGTCAACTGAATAGGAACGGCTAGCTCGGGGTCCACCTTAACGAACTGGGTCCGACCCCCCTCCACAAAGAAGACTCGCACCTGGCTGCCATCCCAGCTATCAACCCACCCCAGTGGAACTGGCGCC